AAATGGTAGTCGATTTGAAATAGGTACAACTTTATCAGTAAACATTTTTTTAGCATCCGAACCTGTTTTAGAAAGTATCCCCACTCTTGAATCTTTAGCTAATGTGCCTGTGTTTACACACTCGGAAGAACCCATATATGAAAAACCTGAACGTCTTATTTTTAAATATATCATTCCAAAACATCTATGGTCAGCCCTACAAGCTTCCCAATAAATATAAAAGATTCTATTAGCTTCTCTAAACTCAGGATAACCAACATCAATAGATGTCCATTGAAGATACATATAGTGAGCTCCTGTAATATAAGTGGGAATTTTGTTGTTTACAAACCAATAACCTAATTCTCTTTTATCAAACTCATCTTCAATATAATCCACCCATCTTGACTTAAAAGTATCCGGCATTGTATTCCATTGGAATATGGAGTTTATTTTGGTAAGTGGTTTTGGTATTTCTTTTCTTTCCCAATAATCTTTGTCTCTTTGAAGAGACTTGGGAGCTTTCGGTAAAGCTATTAACAATCCATTTATTTCTATAACCTGTTCAATCTGTCCTGTCTTAGAAATAACGACTAAGTCATATTTTTCATTGTAACCATACAACCAACTTTTATTTCTATTTTTATTTGAAATAACGTTTTTAGGTATAGCCTCTTCTATAACTCTATATAATTTATTTAGACCTTCTTTCTGCAAATCCTTGTTTTGTATCTATTTTACTTGGCCCTTTCTCTTCAGCATCAATTATATTTTTCTCTGCTTCTATTCTAGCTAATATATCAAATGCATCCATAATGCAAAGTTTTTTTGTAGCTGCTGCATTTTTTAATCTGTCGGCTGCTAATTCATCTTCAGGGTCAGGCTTTATAATGTCCTCTTTTGCAACTTTAATTAATTGCTCTACCGCTCTCATCCCCGCTTGTATGATATTTTTTTTTAAAGTTTTTGAGTCCATATTATAATTTAATTGTTATTTGGTGGTCATACATTCTGTAAAGTTTTTCACCTTCTATTTCAAACTCATATTCTGAATCAGGTTGAAAACATACTTTATCCCCTTCTTTAACATCTTTAGACCTAAGATATTCATTACTATATTTAATTTCACCCATTAAAGGTTCTTCACTAAATGGTTTATAAATATACGAATCTTCTACCGGAATTGGTTTAGTAAAACAATATCTACCGTGTGTGTTCCATTTTTCTCCATTATGAAACATATAAAATTGGTCAGGCTCAATAAAAAACAAATCGTCTTTGAAATAACTTCTACCGCTTTTTCTTCTCCCATACATATCGTTATAAAACTTAAACACATTGTGATGTACCACAAGAGTGTCACCTTTTTTTACAGGTCCATTATATTTTATAGGTGTAGATATTACTGTGGCAAATCTATTGGATGCTTTATGATTTTCTTCTGAAGTATTGACAATGAAATCTATGCCACCGATATTTTTTGTGTTATTATATCTTTTACCATCTATGGGTTTTGCAATAAATAAATAGGGAGATTTCAAAAATTTATATTGTATTCAATTGACACAGGCATACTAGTAAACTCTTTCCATAACACAACTTCATCTTTATTATTAGATGCTATCCATATTTTAAAAGAATCCATTGATGTATCATATTTTATAAGATGAATATGATGCGTTCCGTTTAGAACGTCTTGTCCTACTATGTAGTGCATTGCTCCTGATTTATAGTCAGGACCGACTGCAATTTTTCTTATGTCGTTCATTTAATTTTATTTGTAAATACGAATCTCAAAAGAGTATCTCTCTATCACACCATCGGCAGGAGTTCCTGTAGAGTCATAACTATATACCTCAATAGTATCATTGTCAAACCATTGCCAAGTGACTGAGCTATTATCTTGTGAACCACCACCTAAAAAAACCATAGTTTCATCTTCAGGAAAAATAGCTGCAGACGCATCTACTGTATATGCACCATTCCCGACACGTTTCCAAGTCATTGTTGCTCCGGTAGTATTATTAAGTTCTATAGGCACAGGGTCGTCTGTTGTTTTTTGACTTACAAGAGCCGTATACACGTCATAACCTAATTGTATTTGTGCTGCAAATTGCGCTATCGAACCAACTGTAACATTTTTAGTTGCATTTGATGGAGTAGCATTAGGAGCAGTAACAATAACTAAATCGTCTGCTGCAGCTTGAACAACGGGGTATTGACTAATTTTTGACATCTTGTTTTTCTTTTTGAGTTACTTCACCTGTCTCCATATTAATTATAGAATCAGCTCCGTATTTTTTTGCTAAATCTTTTTCGCTTTGTAAAAACACTTTTTCTATTGCTTCTACTTCTTTTAATATCCTAACTTTATGTAATTCTAAATCACCTAAAGCTAATTTTTTTGTAATGAAATCTTTTTTGATTTCTTGAATGAGGTTTAATTCATCCTTAGTTAAATTTGCCATTGTATTAAATTTTAATACAAAGATACTATTTTTTATTTTTAATCTTCTCAAATGACCTCCCGCCAAAATAAGCTGAAATCACGGTAATCAAAGTAAGCTGCAAAAGGTCTGTCCACTTATCTTCAACTTCAAATGTAATCATCCCCGCATCAATAAATATCATTACCACCGTTGAAACCACTAAAAATAATAATACTATAGGTCTAATGTTTTTAGTTAGTTTAGAAGCATTGTTGTCCGATATCCATCTGTCTGTTATATTCTTTTCCATATCAGCTTCGTGCTTCATAAATAACTGTGTCATCTCTTTTTCAAAAGCTGCTTTTTCTTCTTTAGTTTGGACAAACTTATCTACTATTCCTGATAGTTTTTCTGCAACTCCCCCTCCTGCTGCTCCAAATATTTTATTTAATATATCTTTCATAATTCTTTGTGTTCTGTTTTTGCGTCATAACTTGGACAGGCTTTCGATGAAAAATCTCTGTGACCATACACCTTCGCTTCAGGGTGAAGTTTCTTTAAAACTTTAAGTAACTGCAATACAGTATCTTTTTGTGCTTCTGTTCTAGTGTCTTCCCATTCTTCCATTTTTTCATCCATACCTCCGATATAGCATATACCTATGCTAGATTTATTTTCTCCCCTGCAGTGAGCTCCGGGGACTTGCACAGGGCGACCATACTCTAATGAACCATCTAATCTAACTACGTAATGATACCCTATGTCGTCCCACCCATTTCCTTTAACGTGCCAATCTCTAATCGTCTCAGCACTAAAATCTTTATGTTTCGGTGTAGCCGAACAATGAATTATTATTTTATCTATTTTTCTCATCTACCTTGTCCTATATATTTTTTCTTATAACCTGTTTGTCCCTTACTTGCATTCTTGCTATGCGGATGTGATTTACGTTTTGGTTTTCTATAAACTACTATGTTTGCTCTTCGTGCCATTATAATCTAATGTTTAATCCTACACTAGTTTGAAATATCTCAGAATCCCAAAACTTTGTATACTCTCCTTCAATAAACAAACCAAGTTTTTTACTAATCTTCCATCCCATTATTGAACCGGCCTGTATGTCTGACCATTGTTTATGTTGGGAATCTTGAATTAATCCACCTAACCCCCAATTGTCTCTATTTAAATAACTAAACTCATCACTACCTTTAATGTATTTATGATAAGGCAATATCCAATTTACATAAGAATGAATCCAAAACTTTCTAGATTGGTGATAAAAATCAGCTCCTACAATAGGTGCAATTTCACCAAAGCTTTCTAGCTCTTCCCATTTTTCTTGATTATATCTGTTCATCAAGTGACCAAATATTCGGTCTCTGAAGTCTACGTCAGTATAAGCTACAGTTGTCCCTTCAGAATCAATCCAATACCAATCATATGTTTCGTTTCCATAAGCGTCTGTTTGAGTATAACTAATGTCATCGTATCCGTAATAAAACCCCAAGGTATACCAAGGGTTTATAGGAAAGCCTTCTGAATTTGTTTCATTTAACCATATCTCAATCGGGTTGTATCCATAAGGACGCTGATGAGTTCTATAGATTCCGCCCACGCTTAAACTTAGTTTTTTACCTATTGGTAATCTAAATCTAAGTTCTGCACTTTTGTAATTAAACCCTGATATACCTTGTTCTCTCTGCTCAAGCTTTGCTATATGATTTTTACCGGTGTGTCTAATAAATATTCGGGAGTTTGTAAACTCTTCAGAACGTCTTCTTTCTTTTTCAAAGTGTAACAAATATTCAAAACCTTTTACTGCTGCAGTTGGAGAAGATAGAGCTTTGGTATTTTCTGTTCCGTCATAATAATGTTTGTCTTTAATCTCATAATCAAACCTTGCAAGTTTTCTTATTCCAATACCTATACGATAATCAAAAGGATGATATACAGTGTTGTCTATAACCTGTGGGACATCATACAGATTATTGGGATTTGTTCTAACAAAGTAACTTGGCGAAGAAGTTTCGTATGCGTTACTTGCATCACCTGCTACATATATAGTTGAATACTGTAAGAGTTCATCATATAATTTATCAAACAAATTATCTTTCTTTTGTTCTTGTGCAATAGCACTGCTACATACTAATAATGCAGCTATAAAAATCAGGAGACATATAGTCCCGTTGATTGCGTATTCTTCTGTTTTATCTTTTCTGTTCATTTTAAAATTTACTTTCTATTATTTCATCAATATGCTCTTGTATCTCTTCTAACGCATTTTCAGGTAGTTTTAAGGAGATATCACTCTCAATTCGTAGAATCACCTCATCGTTATTTAAAAGTAGCAGAGTCGGAATATAAACTATCTCGTGCTTGGTGAATAGCTTTCCTTCTTTACTTAAATAAATAGTTTCTGTATTTGCGTTTTTAATTTCTTTTAATGATATCTCATTGTCTTTTAAAA